CCCCGCGTGAATTTGGCTATGCCACTTCCACGCATGCTCCTGAAATGGTTCAGGATGGGTCATGGTTGGATCAGATGTCTCATTCACTTGGCTTTGGGTGGCCCCATAAGGGTAAACCCGCCAAGCTATTTGAGAACGACTGGGGAGAGTTAGAAAAACAACTCCCAGGATCCTCTTTTGCCTTGCAGAGCTATCTGCGGAAGGGGGTATTTTATGTTTTAGATAACATAAAGTACTTACCCATTCTACCGATAGCGGCTGAAGAGAAAGGTCTTAAAACCAGATTTCCTACCTGTTCATTAACAGCAGCAAATATGGTTCAACAGATTCTCCGGCGAGTCCTTGACTATATTATGGTCAATGACCCCCGGTTCTCTCAGGCCCTTGGTGGCCATTTGGATATAGATCTATCCGGCGAGTTGGGCTCTTGGTATAGCCAAGATGCCTCTGCCGCGACAGATCTACATGCCGAATGGTTAACTCGTACTCCTTACGAGGTCATAACGGAACACTATCCTGTGCTCCGTCCTTATTCCAAATATTTTGATAAATTATTTGGGACAAAGAAGCTTCTCCTGGATATTGATCCAGGCGAACTTATGCCCTCGAGGATGTTCGAGTTCTTCCCCAGTGCACCCTTCATCGACGTCTTTGTAGACGGTTTTGATGAATCGGTCACTGCAGCGGGAGGTCAAATCTCAGACTTAATCATTCATATTATGGATGATTGGATCTCAGATTTGAATGATCTCCCCGGTACCTTGACGAGTACGGGTCAGATGATGGGTGATCCCACATCTTTTCCCCCTCTTATGCTACATACATTATATGCAGCAACAGAGGTCCTTAAAGTTCATCCTTATACAAGGAAAGAACGACAAAGGAAGTACCATCCTGGTCTCCGGAGGTCAGATCCAGTACTGAAAGGGGTGGGCGATGATGCCCAAAAGCCCCGCTGGACACCCGTGCGACGTAAATTATACGATCGCATCTTCTGTGACTTGGGAGGACGTTTGTCCCCTGGAAAGTGCTTTTTCCACCCAAGTAGAAGCATCATTGCCGAGCTCGTTTACGAGCACGGAAGAGGGGTACCAGCATTCAGTACTTCGGTATTGGTGGCGCCGCCTGGGGGTTCCAAAGGTACAATTACCTGGAACAATCAATCTGCCGCAATGGCAGGTGACCCTGGACGGTTTCAACGCCGATTGAGCAAGTCGCTCTGGCGTAATTCCCCGTATTATTATACGTGGCGATTAGCAGATCGACTTGGCATACCAATTTCTGCTGAGGCAGCTTATGGAGGAGTGGCAATACCACTCGTTCCTAAGCGTAGCCTCACAGATAACGTAGCATGGCTACAGTTCCTGTCGCAAGCCAAGGTAGAAGACCTTGTTGCTGGACTGGGACTGGCTATTGGTCAGCAGTCTAAATCAAGTTATCTTGATAAGGCGGCTCGCCAGTGGTTAAGAGATGTAATTGATACTTCCCAAAAGGAGAAGTCTATTACTATCTTATCCCCATGCGCGTTGTCGGACGAGGCAATGATCAGGACATCACTTGGTGATGCCTATCGATCAGCCCTCGGCCGGGTCCGGGGAACGGAGTTTTATATCCGTCCACCCCCCGTTTTGAGTACGGTCCACAATCCTAGTGTTAGGGTTGCAGTCCGTAAGTTCCAACGGAAAGTAAGGAAAGCCGTGAGGACCCCAATTAGGGGTTACTCTCAGACTATCCAAGACTTGGACCGCAAGACGTCACAATATTTTGCGACGGGGGCAGGTTTCCTGCCTAGTCCTTGGAATCCTACTCCCTCTTCGGCATATGGCCTTGAGCGGGGTAAGGAAGTGAAGGTACGCTATATAGCGCCCTTCCTCCGAGGAATAGGCTAGAAAAGCCCATCGCCTAAGCAAGCGTTAAACTGCCACTCGCACGTCAGTATTAGTACTGATGCTTGTGGGTCTAGCTGCAAAGCTAGGCTGTCTGCGG